GTAGTTCATTCCTGCCAAAGGTTATACATTGAAGTATAGTAAAATCAACTGATATACTACCTTTTGATTACTCTCGAAAGAGTAAAGGATAGTAATGTATTAACCTCGGATAAATTCCATAGGTCGTTTATTTTTGTTATAAATCATGTGCTTTACGATTCCTAACATGTTGAGACAACGGTTCTTGTCTCGGGTAAAGAAACGATACGACTGAAACATTGATTTAGGTTCGTCTTCGGGACTACCAATATGTTCTTCCTTATCGTTTCTACAGTGCTTACATCCCAATAAACGGAACTTTTTACTTCCATCTATGGTGATATTACTAATGTCCTTCCAGCAATGACAGCATTTCTTACTGGTGTTATATTCGTCCAGAAGGAGTGTAGTATACCGTTTTTTCACTAATCGTTTGAGTCCTACTCCCATCGTGGAAGCACTTTTGATACACGACCCTTGTTTTGCACTCCAATCGCCGATACATATCACAATATCATCCTTATTTCCAAATTGGGTTTCAATACGATGAAGAAACTTATCTTCACTCTTCTGACGGTATACTTTTGTTCTCCAATTGATTTTACGATTAAGTTCCGCTTCATAATACGTCTTTACTTTCATGTTTACATCATGTTTTTTCTTATTTATTTTTATTTTGTTAATCAAAAATAAAAATAAATTTATTGTGGTTGTTCCGTTTTCTGTTCATCTTTTTGTGCTTGTAATTGTGCTTTACGGTTCAAATAGGCTTGATGGCGATATGCCTTAAGACGTTCAGGATCGGTTTCCTTAAGTTTGTAATGGTAAGCAAGTTTTCGCTCCTTGGTGATTTCAGGGTTGGCTTCAACATATTTACGTTGTGCTTTGTTTTGACGGTCTACATAGGTGGCATTTTTTTCTTCTAACTCTTTGACCCGTTTCTCAAGGTTTTCAATTTTTTCCTTGAGTACCTTGTTTTCTACTTCGAGATCAGACATTGCTATCTATATATGATGTAAATTATTTAAATGGGATATTTAATCTTTAATACCAAGTACAACTTCTAATACTTTTTTAAGATTATCATTTGATTTTGATGCATTTACAACATTATGAACAAGTCCCTTAATAACTATATCATTATTGTCATAATGATTTTGTAGTTGAGCATATAAAGAGTTTAGATTTCCACCGTCGTTTACATACTGAAGAAATGGTTGCATTTTATTACACAAAGAAAAATGATTTGACTGGTTCATTACTACTTCTAATAGGGCATCGTAGATAATATCAAAATTATTCTGACGTTGTGTATGAACAAGTAGTTCATTAAATGTAGACATTATTTATAAATTATAGGTAGTGTTTAAGTTGATTTCATATATTCATGTTCCCATATCTCTACAATATGGTGTGTTTTAGATAACTCCTCTGTTATTCTACATGTATCTGTATAGATTAACCCGCATTCTATTTTTTTCGTAGGATGAATGTAGTTTGCTTCATAATAGTCTGGATGAGCATGCCAATATGTCCCATGATATTGAAATATAATACATGTTGCAGTATCATGTTTTTTAACCATACAATACGATGGTAAAAGTGATAGAATGTATATCGCATCATCATAAGTGTTTGAACGATGATATGCGTCTACAGGATATTTTCCAATGACTACTTCTCCTCCATTTAGTTTATGCTGTAATGAAAGCATAGGAATAATGGACATTAAGTGTTTCCATACTTTAATAGATGTCTTTGAATAATTTACTGCCTGAAACTTCTCCTCTTCCCATGTATGTTCAGGATAGATTGCTTTCATGCACTTATATAAATTAAATCTGAAGTGTGTCAAGATTCCTTGCCTAAAATCTTTAACAATATATCCTGCAAAATCATCTAATGACTTAAGGTTATTTTCTTGATAAAACTCATCAAAATAAGAACGAATCATATCAGTCTTAATAATTCCATCATTGCTCCAGCATTTACTACTGTAGGCAAATTTCCATTCTTTCCATTCATAATCTGGACGTAGATCTCGTAGGAGTTGAATAGGACTATTATTATAGTATTGCATTAATCCATCAAGATTATTATTTTTTGCAAGATCCATTGTAAGCTTATAGTAATCATTATACCCAGTCCATCCTTCTTTCTCTACTAATCGGTTTAGTGCTAATAAACGATTATCTTTTGTCCATGGTATTTTTGATACACCTAATGGATCCCATACGATTTCTGAATACGCCGTTTGAAGTAATGTTAACATAGTACCTTTTTTGGATAAACTCCACCAACCTTGATTTTCTATATCTACTTTTGATACCATAATCAAGTCCGAAACAGGTATGTTTTTTATTTTTCGATAATACTCAAATACTTCCTTGATATGTTCAGGAGTCCAATACGTTTCTGGTAATTGAATATAAGGTAAACGAAAATATTGTAGTTTTATTTCAGGGTAGGCAAGTTCTATTATTTCTCTGAATCCATATCCAGCGATTAATCCTGCACCACCATGCTTTTTTATTGTTCCATCACGAAGTTGATAAATGTCTGATAAATCTTCTTGAACCCTCACATAATCAATAAATCTTCGAAATAAGGGGGTTTCGTCCTTTGATGATATACCATCAGAGAGAATTTTTGTTTTGAATAATTCATACTTAAATGTATTCTGAGCATGATATTTAGGATATTCTGGATGATATGGAACTTCCCAGTTTGACACTTGATTAAATTTCCATTCATAAAATACATGTTCAGGATAAAAGATTGTGCCAAATCTATCAAGTATAGCTTTTATAGAATTATTATACTTGTCTATTAATCCAAATCCTCCATGTTCATTAAAATCATTAAGTGTAATATGATACCAATCATCTGCTTTTAGTTTTTTAGTTGCAATAAATGTATCTAACCACTCATGCTGATTTGCTTCAGTCCATGATTTGTTTTCTTTTTGATACCATGTAGCGCCAAATATTTGTGATAATTTTTTATTCATCTCATCCGTAATTGTAGTACTTGATGAATGTTTCTTACCGTGTTTTACGAAATGTCTCCTAGCATATGCCAATCTGTTGAAATAATTTGCTAATTTATTTATAGACTCTTCGTTATCCTTATTTATTCTAGGTCTGCCATTTTGTTCTCCATATTCTATTAATTTAGCATATGGATCCATGACTAGTTGGTATCTACTCCTTACGTTATATTCTAATCAATTTTTATAAGATACAGTAAAGGATATTCCGAGTGAAATATTATACCGCATCTTTCAAGGTTCGTATGAGAGGGATGAAAAATATAAACGTAAATCATCAAGAAAGACGCATCGCAAGAAGAAATTGTATCAAGAATAGGGTCATAAAAATCGGCGTTTTAAATGTCCAAAGGTGTAAGAAAAAGTGCAAGTGATGTAAATATGGCAAAAATTATATATTATTCGGGTTGTTCCTTTTGCTAAACGCCAAGTAAGGAGTGTCATCAGGATTCTTAGGTACAGGTACACTTGGCCTATTTCCCCACCCACTTGTATCACTATTAAGGCAATAACTTTCATCACATTGAAAAGTAGCATCCCACTCGTTAATATCCAGTAGAAAAGGCAGGTATTCCCATGCGGGTGTTAAGGCTGCATCATCGTAATAAATCTTCACATTCAACTTATCCAACTTCCCCAGTGTCGTCTCAAAAATGGCAGGATTCTGAATGAGTGTCTGTGAAATGCCCGTGTCACCCACATTGCCCATCAGAATCTTCGCCGCCATCAGTTTGACCTGCCCCGTTGTATCATTGGACACCGCGTAATTCTCGTTCATCACCACATCCATGTTGTTAAATCCCTGCTCTTCATTGATGCTCATGAAGAAGTTGAGATTGCCCGTGGACGTAATCTGTGCCACCGTGCTCAACAAGTTCACCGTCATAGGGGTCAAGTTCATGAGTCCAAGACGATAGGTCAGTCTACCGATGACCAGATTAGTAGGCAAACAAGAGTACCAGGACATCATCAGGTGATTGATGTAGGTGCAACAGATTTGGGAGCAATCACCGCCATACGTGGTATCCGCCACCCGCAACGTTTGCCGTTCGGCAGATAAGCCCACAACCACATTCGATGTACTTGAGTCCACGGTCGGTAAAGAAACGTCTGACTCTTGGTCAAATTGAAAAGATGTGCCGATCGGTGTCATACTTGTGGATTCTATCGGAAATCCTGGCGGATACACGACGAGATTGGTAGGCGGCCCTGACAGAACCGCTGGCAACTGTGTACTGGGCTCTACAGGCTGAATGGTACCGCTTACATTCGCGTTCGCATCCATATGGTGTCCAGGTACATAGATGGCTCTGTCCGTTACGAACGACACAGGGAGACTCTGATTGGACAAGTAGGACCGCGTCGCTATCATCTTCGCAGGTAGCACCCGTGCATATTTGGTTGACACGTAGGTATGATAGGTGGCCATGGCATTTGTATTCACGCGATGAACCACACCCTGGGTACTCTGGTGAATGCCATAGTAGCTTGACAGTGTCGAGTGATAATCGTAGAAATCGCGAAACTGTAACTGGGTCCCCGCATAATTCCCGTATAGACGACCGAATGTGCTAGTATAGGCGAACATAGTCGTAAACTGCTCATCGCCTGCCAGGTCCGCCACGGTAAAGGTGGATTCGGCCGTCACATGGGTGGAGCCCCCGCGATACTGGTAGCCCGTCCCCAAATGATAGGCGGCCAGACAGGAGCTAAGATTGCCTTCAAGGTGCTTGGCCATCGCCGCGTAGCCCATGGTGGCCGTTTTCAGGGTGGCAAAGGAGGCAGCCGTCAGTCCCGCGGTCGCCAGTTCCTGTTGTGTCGCCAGATGCACGGCCTTGGCAATGTCCCGTACAATGGAGGTATGAAGGGTGTCGTGCAGTGATACGAACCGATTGTTGTCATGTCGCCAAGTATACTTATTAACACTGCGGAGTTCAAAGGTCAGATGGCTGCGATAGACGTCGAGGGCGCTCTGATTGGTGGAGCAGATGGCGTAGTACAGCGGGCTGTCGAGCCCCTCAAATGGTCCCATGACGGCAGCGGTCATGTCTTCGAAGGACAGGGCACTAGGTACCTGAATAAACCGCCCTGCCAGTCCCGTTGCCAGTGCCTCTTTTAACACAGGAAAGTAGTACGCCACAAAGGCCACAGGCTCGGTGATATCAGGAAGCCCGTCGATATGCCGCTGTGTATAGTACGTATTCATGATTTGCTCTTTGGAGTGTTGCCCATAGCGCGTATGATTGGTCTTGGAGAAGAAGATGTCACCAGGTTCATTAAATAAGACAGAGATATCGCGGGTGGCCATGAAGGTATCACGGAAGTCCGTATAGGAAATGAGATTGAGCGGGGGCGTATTATTGCCCTGTGCGGTCAACTCTTGCGCCAGTTGTAGGTCTGTGTACGAACCAGGAGCTACACCCACGGTGGTGAGGAGCGGCTGCCCCGCCCCGTTGACGCGTCCCTGCTCCATCATGCCGAACCCATTGGAGGCTGTAGTGCAATTGAGAACATTGATGCAGGAGACAATGCACGTCGAGGGCACGCCATCGTTCAACATTTTATCAATGAAGGAGCTGAGATAGAGGGCGGGTTGTGAGATTCCGTTCGAGCTATTGGGAAACGACAGTTGTACGAGTTGAAACTTGGTGACATTTTTGTAGACACGCGGGAGCTTCAGCTGGAAATTGAAGGGGGTAGGAAAAACACTGCGGTCGCGATTGGTGGACTTGATACTGATAAGACTCGTTTTGGTGGTCTTGGGGGGTACGAGGTAGACCATGTCTTCAAGGGACGTAATGTTGGTTTTCTCGTCCCAGGGTGCACCGCCGAGTCCTGTCGCTTGATTGGTATAGGCGATTTGGCTCTCGCGAGTAATGGTAGGTTTACGGAGAATGGCATAGCGAGGGTCCTGCTCTTGTCGAACGCGAAGGTCTTCGGACAGATCCGAGAGTTGAGATTCGAGATCGGATTCATCGTCATCATCGGTATCATCTCCGTACGAACTGTAGGGCATATAGTAATTGGTCATGTTGGGAGCATGACTCATTCTATTGGAGACTGGGATTGATGTAAAGATGTTGGCGAGTTCTTAGACTGTCTTTAAGCATTGCGACCAAGCAGGAAAACTACGTGCCAAGACACAAGCGCCTTGAGGCAAGCCTTAAGGCGCGACTTAAACCCACAATCATGCCCTCCTGTACAGTAGAGCATGAGCGGTTTCGCCACTGTACAAAAAGAGGGTGATTCCGCCGCCTTTAAGGGCCGCACCGACATCTCGAAGAATAATGCAAATTCATTTAATCCAAATGTGGCCAATCCCTTCCTCGTAACTACATTCGCCCCGCCCAACTTGGGTCTGTATGCGCGTAATAGTGTTGTCACGGACATTTCCAGTATCATCTCGTCCATTGAAGCGAGTCTGTCAAGTGTCATCAACTATTCGAACTACTCCCTGTCAATTTCCACCATTCAACCTGTTACTACAGATATCACGAGTACGCTGACCTTGACTGCTCCAGGTGGCTTCATTTACATCAATACGCCACTGACCACCATCGAACACGACCTTACCGTGGCCAATATCACCAACCTAAATCAAGTAGTTGCCACACAACTCAATGTAAAAAATCTCGTATTCTCCACGGCATCAGGTTGTACTATTACGGTGCTGGATACCAACTCGGGGTCCATCAACAGTCAGAATCTAACGTTTTCTACGGCCATCGGTGATAGCTTGACCGCAAACACCATCGTAAATGACACGATGATTTCTAACCAAATTACGGTGAAGAACCTCATCTTCTCCACAGCAACAGGCAGTACCATTACTGTGTTTGATACCAACTCGGGGTCTGTTAATAGTCAGAATCTGACCTATATTACAGCCAAAGGCAGTTCATTGACCACGAGTAGCCTAGTTGCAGGCAATGGTCAGATATCCGTTGTCGGTGCAAATAGGATTACGTTTTCGACACTGACGGGCTCCACCCTCACTGCATCCACTATCACCACATCCACGCTAGGTTATTCCAGTATGATAGGGTCTACCCTATCCACCAACATGTTGGTGGTAAACTATGTCCTGACATCGGCTTCGACGGCGGTCATGAATGTGATGACCTTCTCGACCGCCGTGGGCGGGGCATGGACAGCGAGTACAATGCAGGTAGGAAATGGTTCATTCTCTACGCTTAAAGGCAGTACCGCCACGGTCTCTTCCATCGCCGTATCGACATTGGGCTATTCCACGGCGGTGGGAAGTTCATTGGTGACGAGTGTACTCCAGACAGGAACAGGTTCCTACTCTACGCTCAAAGGCAGCACTATCACCACCTCGTCTCTCAATGTATCCACCGTACTGGTGTCGACCCTTCTGGTCTCTACCCTCCTGGCCTCAACGGTCAATGTGTCTACCTTTGGCTATTCCACCGCGAATGGTTCAACCCTGTCCACTAATATGCTAGAAATCAACTATGTCCTGACATCTGTCTCGAGTGCAGTGTTAAATGCAGTCACCTTCTCGACACTACAAGGCTCCACTGCAGTTATCTCCTCTATCACTACATCATCCTTCTTTTTCAATAGCGGAACGGTCTCTACCTTGATAGGAAATAATGTGTCCATTTCCAGCCTGCAAGTGTCGACCATAAATCTAGCAATAGGCAAGTTCTCCACGCTCACAGGTAGTTCTATCGTGACCTCTACACTAACCGCCTCGACCCTGTTTTTTTCGGCCATGAAAGGTTCATCTTTGACCACCCAACTGCTGTCAGGCAGCATAGGAGCATTCTCCACACTACAACTGTCGTCGTTGGCAGCTTCCACGATGACCGTTTCCACCGTGTTTTTCTCCACCATGCTAGGCAGTTCCATCACTGCGCCACAGATAGCGGCAAATGATATTATGGTGTCGACGTTGGAAACGTCAACTGCGACGGTGTCCAGTATCACCGTATCAACGATGTTCTTTTCCACCATGTTAGGCAGTTCCATCACTGTGCCACAGATAGCGGCAAATGATATTATGGTGTCGACGTTGGAAACGTCAACTGCGACGGTGTCCAGTATCACCGTGTCAACAATGTTCTTTTCCACCATGTTAGGCAGTTCCATCACTGTGCCACAGATAGTGGCAAATGATATTATGGTGTCGACGTTGGAAGTGTCCACAGTGACGGCATCCAGTATCACCGTGTCAACGGTATTATTCTCCACCATTCTAGGAAGTTCCATCACCGCCACTCAGCTATCGGGTAGCACAGGACAACTCTCGACACTACAATTGTCATCGCTAACGGCATCCAGTATTACTGTGTCAACGATGTTCTTTTCCACCATTCTAGGTAGTTCCATCACCACACAAAATCTTGTTGCCACATCCGTCTCTCTATCTACACTGACAGTCTCCACCGTGACTGCACCCAGTGTCACATTCTCTACCATTATCGGTGGCACATTAATACTTCAGTTGCTATTGGGCAATGATGCAAATCTGTCCACATTAGAAGTATCAACAATCACGGTATCATCACTGTCAGTATCTAGTCTATCATTCTCATCACTACAAGGCAGTTCCATTACAACTTCCTCACTGTCTGTGTCATCTCTGTCATTCTCTTCTCTCTTTGGCAGTTCCATTACAACTTCCTCACTGTCTGTATCATCTCTGTCATTCTCTTCTCTCGTTGGCAGTTCCATTACAACTTCCTCACTGTCTGTATCATCTCTGTCATTCTCTTCTCTCGTTGGCAGTTCCATTATAACTTCGTCACTGTCTGTATCGTCCCTATTATTCTCGTCACTACAAGGCAGTTCCATTACAACTTCCTCACTGTCTGTTTCATCTCTGTCATTCTCTTCTCTCGTTGGCAGTTCCATTACAACTTCCTCACTGTCTGTTTCATCTCTGTCATTCTCTTCTCTCGTTGGCAGTTCCATTATAACTTC